AGACGCCGTGCCGGACGCGCCGTTTTCACTGTCCGCCTCAAAGCCGGAACTGACCCAGTAGGCAAGCCCGTCATCGGCACGGGAGTTCCGCAGCAGGTTGAAGGGGACCATCTCCCGGATGTCGTTATTGGATACCATGCTGGTGCCTTCCAGCGAGTCTGCCGCGTTGTCCCATTCACTGGCGGAACTGCCCAGGTTCTTCAGCGTGGTGGAAAGCTCCAGCACCGTGTTCCACGGCTCCTGCAGGTTGTACTCCCGGCGGACAATCCTGGTGGTGACCGAAAGTCCCAGTTCTTTATCCTCTACCCGGACATAATCTCCCAGTTCCCAGGCTTCATGCTCGTAGCCCGTCAGCACCGACAAATCCATCGCATTCAGTACATAGGAAATGGTAGGCTTGGCGTACTGCGCCAGACGCATCTCAGCGTATTCCTTCATCTGGTAGGGGTTCGTGAAGGAGGAGCAGTCCAGGGTGGAGATGCGGATTTCACTGGTATAAGTAAAGTCCTCCACATAGGGCTTGCCGCCGTTGATGTCCGCGAAGGTCATCCCTTCCGCGCCCACAGCATAGAGCCTTGTCACAAGCTCCCTGGTATCCACCACCCGCTGGATGGATTTCATGTTTTTCTTGTAGGCAAAAAGGGCGCCGCTGTCCTTGCCGTTGACCGTCAAAAGATGCACCAGCCGGTTCGGGCAGTCAAAGACCAGGTCGCCGCCGTGCAGATTGGCCACATTCCGAAGGATGGATAAGGCGTTTTTCTCTGTGCTGGTCCAGGTGCGCTGTGTACGCACCGTCACTGTGCCGACGCTCCATTCCGTCCCCTCCAGGGCGTATGCCATCGCCGTTTCCGGGTACTCCGCTTCAAAGGTACGTTCCTCCTTGCGGACAGAGAAGGTCAGGTCATAGAACTCCGCTTCCGCGTACACCTCTGTGACGGCACTGCCGTCCGTGTCCCTGGTGTCGGTAACTGTCCGTACCTTATACACATCATCCACGATCTGGATCTTCTTCTCACTGTCGATATACCCCCGCTTGCCGTCCCGGTAGGGGATCTTAAAGGAAAGGGTGTCCTCGCCGTTGATCTCGCTGGTCACAATGATGTCATAGGCGTTTTCCAGCACCGCCTCCCATGCGCCATTGCTGTCCAGCACTACCGGCCTTGCGTAGCCGATCTTCTCATAGGGCGCTTTTGGGATGTCGTAGAGCCGGATATCGATGAGCTTTGGCGTCCGTGCAGTGTCGGAAGTCGTGAGCGTTACCCGGAAACGGATATATGCCCGGTTGGGGGACGCCAGCCGCCCGTCAGCGGGGATTGCCGCCCAATCGCTCCATTCCTCCAGGTCATCGCTGGTGGAGGTCTCCACCAGGGAAACCGCCGTGGTGCCGGAGATGTACTCACTGGTCACAGACACACGCCCGGTGCCGGAGAGGTTGCAGTCCGCCGCCGCTGTGGTCAGCACACCCTCGGATGGGTAAACGCCGCTTGATGCCCGGAGTGTGACCGTCCCCGGCTCCGTGATGCCGTCCACATCCCCGGAGGTGTCGCCGCCGTTGGCCATAACTGAAGACCGGAAATAGTCCACCAGGTCATCGGCTGTGAGATTCGTATCGCAGTCCAGAAACCAGTCGTCCAGACCGCCGGCGTACCAGTAGGAGTCGGCGTGCATCCCCAGAATCAAATCCGCCGTGCAGGAGCGGTTCAGCTCCCCGGTAAAGGAAAGCACCTCCGATGCCCACACCGTGCCGCTGCCCCGGTCGCCCACCACATACTGCGCCGTTTTGTTGTCCGGCTCGATCAGGCAGGCAATGAAGTACCAGCCGCCGTTGACCAGGGAAAAGGGCGGGTCCACCGACTCGTCCAGGATCAAAGATCCGGTATCATTGTAGAGCATGATCCTCGGATTGCCCCGGATGAGGGACAGGTAGAAAATCGGCTGCCCCGGCCCGTACCGGGTATTGAAGATCGGGCAATAGGTGTTCCCCACGGAATAGGTGGT